TACTGCAACAAAATTGTTGCTGAGGCTCGTATCGCGGGAAGCGGCGGCGGTGTCGGCGGCGATCAGGACGTTATTAGACAGGGCCGTATCGGCCGCTCCGTAAAGTGCGACGACAGCGTTGCTGAGCGCCGCGTCGCGGGAAGCGGAAGCCGCGTCGGAGGCGTTCGCCATGTTCTGGCTCACCGTTCCACCGTCGGTCAGGTCCGGCCACACATGCGCGTGGACCACGGCGGCCTTCCCCGTTTGCAAAACGTCAACATCCGCAACCACATCGGCAAGATCGCCTGTCCCCGCATATCCCGCCATCGCATGGTTGCCCCACCCGTAAGCGGTAGCCCATTCCTGCGTTGCCGCAGCGGTTATCGAGACGGCTACGCTTTCCGCAAACACCGGATCAACTTCTCCGTCAAAAGCAACCTCATCAAGAGCGCCAGTCGCTGCGATTACTTCCGCGTCTCGCGCAATAGTAGCGGCAATGCTGAGCATTCTTGTTCTACCAGCCCCTGTAACAACAATTTCAGCATTGCCCGTTACGTTGGTTAGCGCCGCCGCCAGCGCGACATCGCCCGCCGCAACAAACGCCGATGCGTTGCTGTCCGCCGCCGTGCCGAACCCAGTCTCGGTAACAGTAATCGTGTGCGCATCGGTTCGCGTCAGCGTCAAATGCGGTGCGCTGTCGGCTATGTTCGTAACGGACAAATAAACGGCGGGAGTGTTCGTGCTGCCCGCCGTGGAAAAGGTCAAACTGTTCGTCAACATCCCGCTCACGCCATCAATCGTTATTGTGCGAGTTTTCAGAGCAAACGGCGATGACTCGGTTCCGGTATTGCCGATAGCCGCCCAGTTCAGGTTTGTCGTAGCTATTGCCGCGCCAGTCCCCTGCCCATACGGGCTGGCGCGAATACGGAAAACGCCTTGTCGAAAAACGATGGGATCATCAACTAAGCCCGCCTCAAAAATATATGTGCCCGCCGCATAGTCGAGTTGCGCCGATGAAAACGCACAATCAGCGACGCCCCCCGTTGCGGACACTACCGACGCCACGCTTGTGTAGCAAATGCTGGCCGTGTTCGATGTCGACCACGTCATAAACGGAGTATACCCGGTTATGTCCGTGGCCGTACCGTTGTCGACGAACGACAGGCGGAACGTGCGGGCGCTGGCGCGGTACACTTCTTGCCCGGCGACAACCCGCGATTGCGAATCGATGGTTATAGGTTGCGGCGCTGGGCCAGCCGCGAAAAGTAAAACCGGGAAACTCAGGCCAAGCAAAAGCATTCTATATATTTTCATTTAGTTCCTTTAGTCAACGTATTTCAATCCGCCCGATACGTCTAGTTTAATCAGCGGCTTCAGCGTTAGAGTGCTGCTAGAGCTTTCGCCACCGTTTATCGATCTATGCATTGTCGAGTCTCCGCCATCCATGCCGGAAAAAGATGACCCTAATAGTTCTTCATAAGTAGCGCCGAATGGCGGTTGTTCGAAAGAATTCGTACAGCTCAACATCACATCGAACCAGTAGCCGCCAAAAAAAACATCGTAGCTTTCCGCGACTAAATTAGAACCGCCGCACACGGAATAAATCCAAGCCACCATATCGTTCACGGATTCAACATATGTCCAGTATCCTTCTGCATCCACATCAACGATTCTTTGTTCATAGTTTGGCTGCCACGATGGCCAACTGTTATCGAAGGATGGCGACGAACCCCATATTCTGCTATCAAAATCCACCCAGTCCCCCAAGTTGGTTATGGTTACATCTTTGCATTCTCTTACGGAACTGGTCCCTTGCAAATCGTCTACAAAAATCGCATGAATAATACTCGTTTGCGGATATGCCGGAGCAAAGGTAGGCGGACCGTCAGAAATGTAGCTGTATCCGTACAGCTCAATGTGCGAATTCGTTGGAGCTCGGACGCGATAGTCTGACTTTACTATCGTCAATTCTTCCCCGGCATAGACCGTGCTGTTCCAAAACCCGGTTACGTTAAACGAATCCACGTAAAATATGCTGCTAGCATCCGCAGGGAGCACATACCAATATTTAGCACCGTCAATGTAGCCGTCTGTGTAGCAACTCCAAGAAAAATGAGGAGGCGAATTAAACCCGGCGTCATTTGTTGCGTAACTAGTCCATCCACCGGCAGAAAGCGCCGAGGCGTTATGGTCCATCAGCGGGAAGTCGACGTAGAAACTATTCGTCGAAGGAATGGCATCTGAGTTTTCGAATCTCGCGGCATTGGCCCATGCGCCGTTAACAAGGTCACTCATAATCGCCTCGACATTTTCGCCCGTTGGAAACGTAAAGTAATCGTAATAACTAGCAATCGTGGATATGCCGTAATCGATACCCCAAAAATCGGAGCTCGTTTTAAATTCGCTCTGTGTTTTCCATGCGGCATTAGCCCACTCGCCTTCCTTGCCGACAAACCATCGCATCCTGTCAATTATTTTCTGCGCGTCGTTCAGCACATCCGGCCAGTGCAGGCCGGTTAGGTAATCATTATAGCCTAACATCTGGCTGTAAAACGCGCCCGAATACTCCCACGCAACATAGACGGTAGTTGTATCGTTTGGCGGATCGGCCGTGACAACCATATTGGTCACGCTGTACCAGTATTTCGTGCAATTCTCTTCTGTACCTCCGACGGAAACGGTTTCCTCACTCCCGAAAAAAACGGCATGGAAGCCGTCGTCCTCGGGTGAGTTTGTCCATACCGTTCCGTGCAGCGTGACATTGCCGAAAAACGACGGCTTGGCTTTTATTTTCGGAACGCTGCCGGGCAATGCCTTATGCGCAAATGTGCCGACAACGTGCGTATCTTCGCGCCATACCGGAGTCGTGTTGTTGGTCGTGTGGCCGGGCATAATGTTCGTGCTGTAGCCCGGCGCATACCATCGGCCTGAAATCCATGCGTTGTCATAATTTATTAACGGGTTTCCAATTCGATCATCTTCATACAAGGTAATCGTTCCTGCTGGTAGCGTTCCGTTGCCATCCGCCATGAAAAGAAACGCATAGCTGTCGTAGAGGACTGGTTCTGTACTCACAAAAACCGGCCCGGTTGATCCACCGTAAATATTTAGCGGCAATTCTCTGCCCATTGTGTTCGGGACATAAAGTTTGTTGTAATACTCCCAATGGTAGTAGCCGACCCCCGTAAATCCCGATGCGATATACCCCGGCGACCAAGACTGCTTTTCCGCTAGCGTCCATTCAATCGGAGAGGCCGTATCAGGTTGCGACATAACGTACACGACCCCGCCGGTCGTGTAGATCGGTTCATCTTCCCAAAACCATAACAGCCCGACATCGTAACCTATTTCCAAAACCGCCAATGCCGTGCGGAGGCTTTCATACGGCCAATGGTACAAGTCCAGGTCATCTTCTTTGGTGTACCCATCAAACCAATAATCCAAAACGCCCCATCGTCCATCATCGGACAGATCGTGCCGAACCCATTGAACACCCTCAAACAGCGAAACAATTCCGGTTATCAAGTCGATCATGTCATCTCGCGTTACCTCAAAATATGCAGTATCGCCGCCGCCGCAATCGATCTCGCCAAATTGGTTTGTAAATCCGACCTCGCGTTCATCGCCAGCCTCGCCAACCATGCCGGTCTTGATTATTTTCACGGAGTAATCAGTGTTCGTCCAAACTTCATGCACCGCCGCCGCCCGTTCGTTCAGCGCATTAACGAGTTGCGCGAAATACTCATGCTCGCGGAATGCGTGTTGCATCGAAAAATAATTCGCTCCGTCAATCGGCCAGCCCTCCCATGACGTGGGCACACTTCCGCCGCTGATCGAAGCCACGAGCGCGACGATCAAAGCAGGCCAAAACCGGGAATATCGCATCCGCCAAAACATGCGCGACTTACACTCCATTCGTCATCTTCGTACACCAACTTCCACAACGCAAACCTGTATTCGCTTGCAGTCGATACCGGATAGCTGGTCATCAGCGAAGTTGAAAGAGTCAAGCCCGTGGAATGGTTTTTAGGATGCGTGGCGTAGACATATCCCGGCGATGCACCGGACAGGGTGACATTGGTTCCTTGCAAAACGAAATACCCCGGCGACACATGCGGGATAATCAGCGCCCCCTCGCCGATGGTTGCGGTTGTGTCGTCAATCGAAATAGCGAATGCATCGTAGCTATTTGGGGCGCTAGCAATGCCGACCCGGATAACCCAATCCATGCCGTTGTCATTGACTCTGTCAATTTCGCTGACCCCGTCTGTCGCAACTTCGACCGAAATCGTCCGCGCGATATTGGTCAGCATATCGTGCCACTCGGCACAGACAATCGGATTGTCGCCCGGCTTAAATCTTCGGAGGTACTGAATCATTGCTTCGCCTTCATATTGCTACGTAGGCCATTCGCCATCGGTCCATTCGCCAATCGTTTTTTCGTCCCATGACACATGCCATTGGTCTGATTCATCAACTCGATCTTTGTTAATGTTGACTATCGTCCCCTCATTGACGGCTGTCGGCGTTAGGGCAAACGCGCTGGTTTTTGACATACACGTTTTTACCCATGACGTTGTGTCGACAACGCGATACTGCTTTACGCCCAGGGCGCTTATTCTGCGCATGAGCGTTCGTGACTGTGCGGTTTCGTAGGCTGTAGCGCCATCGCCCCAACTCATAGCTTCATCACCTCACATGACTAACCGTTTTTCAATTGTTTCGAGCAAACCCGCGCTCTGGATTGTTGCGTTAAATGCTTTTTCCTCTAGCGCTTCTTTTTGCTTGCGATCTTCAGCCGCCGTCAGCGCATCTTTGAGTAGCTTGGCGGCCCGCGCTCCGCGTCCACCGGAAAGTTGATCCTCGATGTTCTGAGCTTCCTTGCCTGTGCGTCGTCCGATTCTGTCGCGTAGTGTTTTCTCGTAGTTAGCGGCGGCCCGATTGAGCTTTTCCTGTTCACGCGCTTCCCGTTTTAGCCCCTTTTTTATTTCTTTTTCAGACCGGGCCTTCCATGCTTCTGCGCGTTCTTCAAGCGGCATATCGTCGATATCCCGCGCGCGAAAGCCGCCATCCTTGCCGCGAACTCCCAAAATGCTTTCCTCTGCTGTTTTGGCTATGCCGTTTGTGATTCGTTCGATACTGCGGTTATACGCAGTCAGCATTGCCGCATCTTGGATTTTCTTTTTCTCAACTTCATGCTGCTCTTTCATGACTCCAAGAATGCGTTCTTGCAAATCATACTCGACTTCGTTTTGAGCCAATACGGTATCAGCATCGGCGATTTTATCTTTCAGCGTATCGGTTACAGCGCCGCTGACTTCCTTTTCTTGATTCGCAGATTCCCGCAAAATGTCCAATTCCTTGCGGGCAAACTCTACGGCAAGCTGTGCGCTTTCGATTTTTTGGGATTGAGCTTGTTGTTCGGATGCCTGTATCTCGTCGACGGATGCGCCTTGTTCGCGCAATAGAGTCAACTGTTCGGCGGCAATTGCGGCGGAGGCACGGTCAGACTCTACTGTTGCATCTTTATCGTTTTTTATCTCGCGTATTTTTTTATCGCGGCTTTCTTCTATTTCTTTCAGCCTTTCGGCTTCTATGACATTCGCCAATTCGGATTTGTGCTGCTCTTTGAGCGTTCTAGCTATGGTTTCTTGCGCTGACAACTCAGCTTGCAATACCGCAATCCCTGATTCGGCGACGGCATACTTTTCCGCAAGCAAATCTTTGTCGGTGTCCAACAGTCTAATTTGTTGCCGCAGCGATTCGTTTTCTTCGTTCCATGCGCCGGTCATATCCTCGACGGCGGTTCCTTGCATCCGACGCAACAATTCCCCCCTGAGATTTTTTTCTGCGATAGATCGCTTGCGCTCGTCGCCCGATAATGTGTCACGCGTGGCGGCCAATTCTTCGATAGCTTTTTTGGTGCGATACACGGCTTGCCGTGCATCTTCTTCCGCGCTGATCTGTTCGTTTTGCGTCCGCCCGATTTTATCGTCCGTATCCAGCTTTGCTTTAGCGGCGGCGTCGATTGCCTTCGATGATTGCAGCGCCGCTTCTGCGCGGGCTTTTTCAACATCGGCAAGTCGCTTTGCTTGCCGTTCCTCTTTCTCTCTGTCCTTGGTGTCATGCTCGATTTGATATTTTAGTCCTTCGACGGCGGACTTGCGGGCAAACGCCGCAGTTTTACGAGCCTGTTCTTCTATCGCCAAAAACGCCTTAACCCCTGCGGACTGAATCTTTCGCCAAAAATACAAGAACGGCCCTTCGTTTGCATTTATGGCCGCCCCTAAAACCTTACCCAGCTGATACGCTGTGCGAAAAGCCATGACGATCATTGCGCCATGAAAGCCGGTCATAAGCTGCCGTGCCCAAGACGGTCCCCGCCCGACCAAGTCCTTCATGTCGAAATTGTTCTTAACGTCGCTAGACGCTTTTTGGGCGGCAGCCTTGACGTTCGCTCGCCCGGTAATTTTTAAAATTATTTCGTTCCAGCTAGCCATCGTCGGTTTCCGTTTCGGTTTTTATTTCGCGCTTGATGTGTTCGATTAGGCATTGCCAGCGGCCAAGTTCCGAAAATGACATGGTATCCTGTACGCCGCTTTTGTTGCCGATAGCCCGCATCAACATTTCTTCGGCATATGCGATTCCCACCTTTGTTCCCCAAAATATGGGATCGGTTCCGGGATAGTGTTCGCACAGCAACGCGATTGTGTCGCCCCAATCGCTGGCTCGACCTGTGTCGGAGCGTGGCGCTACATTTTCCACCGCAACGAGTTCGTCGCGTCCGATGAGTTTTTCGACAGTTTCGCGCAACTGCGCCGGGCCGCAATGCAGCGTTAGTAACCAATTATTCACGGCCTCGCGGGCAGCACGAGCATCCGTTAATATCCGCAATGCTTCCGGCTGATGCGCATGGGCCAGTGCAAAACCGATGCACCGATAATCCATCCCGTATTTTTGCTGCACAATTTCCTGATACCACTCGGCGGCAAAATACGTCATCGGCCAAAACAAAACGCCCCCGCACGAGTGTGGCAAATCGCACAGGGCGGGAGCGCTCCGCGTATTATAAACCATTTCAAGCGCAGCCGCTTGCAGCCAGACTACATGCTCAGGCGTTACTTTTTTGCCGGTATCGCGCTCAATGACTGCAATCGCGGCCTGCGCGGCGGGTTCCAACCGTGGTTTTTTGACCAAGATTTGATTTTGTTCCGGCATGCCGCGGTCCTCATGTCAACTCGCGCTGCTATGCACCAACAGCGGCGCTGGCCATACCCTGCTCGCCGGACACGTCCCACTTATAGAAATCCGTATTCGACCGATCCGGCTTTGCGCTTGTGACATCCCATGCGGCCGCGGCGTCGGAGGTAGGCTTGCCCATCCACGACGATTCGGCAACCATTTTGCCGCCATGAATTTCATGTTGCACATAGTCGCCGCTACCGTCAAAACCCGGCACCACTTCGCACGAGATTGTCAGGTTTCCGGAAAGAACATGCGCTGTTCCCGCTGTGGCCGCCATGAAATCCACCGCGCCAAACCCCTGGCTAAGCGTTACGCCATGCGTATATTTTCGGGTCGGAGCCGTATCGCTGTCCGTGTAATACACTCCGCCAATAGTTAGCCGTAACCGTTGCAGGCCGGTTTCTACGCGCAACGACACTATGGTAACAGTGCCATCCAAAACGCCTATGTCGGGCGGAATCGTCATTGTGTCCGATGTCGATTCAAACACTTCCTCGAACGCAAACTCTACGCTGTGCAAGTCCGATTCCTGTTCGTCACCGTATTCATCATGCCCAACGGCACGTTGATAGCTATACCCAACAGTCGTGCCCGGACCTTGGATTCGTTTGAATCCGGTGGGAACGCTAAGTAGTCCTGCCGCATAAAAATCTATCGCCATGATCGTTCTCCTTTTTGTGTGTTTCGCTACCCGACATTAACCGCGACTTCCACCGTCACCGCCGCATACGCGCCCGATTCGTCCAGTCCGGAAATCGAATCTTGAATTATTTGTCCGGCCAAACTGATGCCGCCTGTGAACGTATACGCACCGCGATAAATCGTATCGCGCACAACAGACCATAATGTATTTAGTTCAACGCTTTCTTTATCGTCGGTGGGGTTCACGCGAACCCGCACTTCCACGATGCATCGCCCGGCGGGAAACACAGCCAAGGCGGACTCGTAGCTTGCGGGCAAATATGGAGCGCATCGCACGAATATCCCCGGAATCATTGCAGGGGATTCTTCCGGCATTTCCTCGGCTTTCAGCCAAAATGCATGGATAGGCACGGCCGGTCGCTCCGCCGCGTCAAGCGCGGAGCGTAACGCGGAGCGGATGCCCGTCTCAACTTGTTTTTCAATATCCGGCGTCATGGGTCAACTTGGCAATTTCTCTTTCGGTTTCTTTACTCAACAAGGTGGATGCCGCATGTATCGAAGAACCTATCGACCGCTTGAGAGCCGCCCGCATATAGTGCAGGCGGTTTACTCCAACCCATTCGGCAATCGTTTCCGGCCCTTGCGTTTTCATGGTAGTCTTGCCCGACGCGACAGATGTAGGCATCGGATCGCCCATTTTGATGTCCGATAGTTTGCTGACGCCTTTAAGCATCCACGTCCACGACCGCCGCGCTAAACCTTGTCGCGTTATCTGCGCCAGATAATGCCGATTAGCATCACCCTTTTTTTTCGCGCCAATCAACGGCATAAGACTCCCGCCACCGGAGAGGGGGATAGAGTTTTTCAGTCCGACGCGATAATCCATTCTGGCTGCCCACGGCCAGGTGCCACCAGCCGTTAGCGAGGCTTTCGCCCCTTTGGGGCTGCGCTTCCGGCCCTGCTTCAACGCTTCCATCGCTTGTTGATAGTTAGGGTTTTCAAGGACAACTCGACGCTTAGGACTTTGCACCGTTCCGGCGCGAAGCGATGTCACCAATTTGACGGCGGCAATTTCAACGATGCCCTTTTGTCCACGCGCCAAAATTGCGGCGCGCCGATGCATCTCTCGCATGAACCGAACTTCCGACATAGGGTCGACTTTCATGTTCACGTCAATCATGTGGCCCTTTCTTCGGCTTCGCAGTACAGTCGCCACACGCTATTCCCGGGCAAAGACTCGACCCTTACAATCCGGCGCGTTACATCGTCGTATGTTGCTTTCGCACCGATTAAGTCATTGGTATTTTTGCCGGTAATAGACACACAGAACAAAGACTGAATTAATGAAGGAGCAAGCTCGGAATCCACCGCCGCAAAGCCATCTGTAGCCCCATCACGCCAAGACGAAACAACAAAAGCATCTTCTCCCGCGATCTGCACGGACACAGAAACAGCGAAATCTGGATTTGCCGTCAGCAACGTCGTAAGTGCTGTTTGTATTTCCGCGCTGATTGTCATGTTTGGACGCAAGTCGCCGATATGCGAATACATGCTTTTTCGGCGACTTGCGTTACCTCATTTTTCACAGTCCGGATATAGACTTCACTACCAACTTGTCGCCGAACGTAACAAAGATATAACGGTTAGTGCCGCCACCTGCCACCAACACATCATTGGTCGTTTCCGCTCCGGCAAGTCCGGTGACTGCGTTGGTCAGCACCGCGATAGGCGCGTTCCCGGTCAGCCCAGCTGCGTCGTAGCCGCTCGCCACCTTGCTGGCCGTCAGCGACCCGTCAGCCAGGTCGTCCAGGTCCGCGTCGTAGCCCTGCACTGTAACGCCCACCAGGTTCGTGACCTGCGCGGCGGCGATATTTCCGCTAATGTTTGCGGCGACAACATTATCTACGGTCGCAACACCGCTTGACCATGATACATCTCCATGATCCGCGTCGGCCATTTCGTTCGTCCCTACAATATCGGCGCTGAGTGCCGTAGCCGTTACATTGCTCGCCAATGATGCGCCATTCCCGGCTGCCAATGATGTCAGATCAGCATCTGCCGTTTGATAAGCGGTATGCGTATGCCCAGGATCAGCACCGGTTGTTACCTTCGTCTCGGCATTTGTTGCCGACACGCCTTGAGCCGCAGTAGCGTATGCCGCAGCAGACTCGCTCTTGGTGTAGTAGTTGGAAACCGTAATTGAGTCCGGAACGCAAGCATCGGTTAACGCACCGAAACTCGGAGCCGCGCTAGTATTGCCGAGCAGGACTTGATTATCTGTCCCCACTGCCACCACGCCGATAGGCGCAGTCCCCATACCCAAAAGCAACGCATTGGTTGTGAGTGTACTTTTCGCCGTGCCGCCCCGCGTAACAGCAAGTTGTGCTTCGCTCGAAAAAGCTCCGGTAGCCGGTGCGTTAATAACGACATGATCCGCCGTCCCCGCAGCAAGTTTGCTCCGCGCAATCGCGGCGGATGTGTTGATGTCGGCGTTGATAATTATATCCGATGCAATCGCCATAGTCGCCGTTGCCCCATCTTGCGAAAGCGTTACATCCCCGACAACAATCATCGCCGTTTCGTTGCTATCATCGTTGCCGACAATCAAACAATCCGTCGGCAATGTTACTGTTGCTGTACCGCCTTCGATTGCAGCTAACCGCGATTCCGCGTCGGCAGCATTGGCTTCAAGCCATGGCTCTAACTTTTTTGGGTCGCGCAATTCCCTCTCCGTCAAAGTCGAGTCTTGCGCCGCAAAAACCGCGCCGCAAACCAGCAGCACGGTCAGCGATACATTCGTTTTTTTCATTTTTCTTTTTCTCCCGGTTTGCGTCGTTTGTTTTTTGTGTTGTAGTAAGGCCGGAGCGGTCCCCGGCCTCACTCGTTTTTCACTACGATACTACCGCTTCCGTGCTCAGAATTTGATCGGTTACAACAATCGGAATCCCCTCAACCTCCACGGGGCGCGGAGCCGGGGCGCCGGTCGCGTTCGTCGCCGTGCGAGACTGCCGGAGCAGGCGCAGGGCGTTGCGGTTCATTGCAACCACGTTCGGCTGCCTGCCCGCCGGGAACTTCGACAACGCGCCGTAGATGTGGTCATCCGTAAACGCCGAAGTGCTGGTCAGGTCGTTGCACTCGATGTTGCAGATACGAGCCGCGCTGTACGCGCTGCCGATCTGGAACCCGCAGTAGCCCGTCACCGGCACATAGAGCGCCGGATAGAACTGAGCCGCATCCAACGCCGTGCTGTCGGCTGTCTTCTGGATGATGACAGGCTCATCTTCCACGACGATCTTGCCGTCATTGCCCAAGATGAACGCGCAATCGTTCGCGCCGTGGCGCAAAACAAAACAGGAGGTCTGCGTGCTGACATTGCTGCCGCCAGCATTGACCACCATACCATCCGCCAGCGCATCGAGCTGCGCGTTGTCGATCAGGCCAGCGAAACCGGATGCATCGGCCCCGGTCCCGTAGAACACCTGCTTTTCGGCAACCGCAAACACCTGCTTCATCGTTCGGATCAGCTCAAGCTGAAGCCACGCATCGCGCCCGCCCTTGTACGCATCCGCGAGGGCAACGTCCGTATCGAACGAGCCATCAAGGATTTTCAGGGTGTCGGTCACAAGCGTGTCAGCACTCGCGGTCTTTGCTACACCGGCAAGCGCGGCACGAAACGCAGCGGACGATGCGGTCGTTTGCTTCAGATATTTGTGCAAAGTCCCGTTTGACGCGGGCATAGCATACAAAATCTTCAGCAAAGGCGCGTCGTCCAGCAAATCGGTTACTTGCAAGTCAGCCAGGTTCTTGTCGTTAAACTGCACAAGTCCATCAAGGGTGTTGTAAGATTCATCCATGACTATTTTCCTTTTTTTGTGTTTATTTCCCTGTCTTGAACAGGAGTGATTTCTCTTGTTTGCTCGCATCTACCACAGGAACCGGCATACCAACTTTTGCGGATTTCATTTCGGAGCACTGTTTTTCCAATGCAGTGAGTTTTTCGCCGCGCTTGGAATACGCCAATTTCAACGCCGATATGTAGCTTCCGCCATCCCTGACGATCTGCGCGGCAATTTCCGCGCCGAACTCATCGACGATTTGCAAAAACTCATTACGGCTCAATTCCGGCTTTTGATCCTCTTTAACTTCCGCTTTTGGCTCCGACTCTTCCTGATCTGACGCCGATTTCTCGCCCTCTGCCTGTACGGCTTCAACGGGTGTCGCAACGGGCGAACCCTCCGCCTTTGTGGTTTCAACGGGCGTCTCGATCTTCTGCGCTTCCGCGACCACGGGCTTCTCGGCCGGGGCCGCAACTTCGACGGGACTTTCTTGCTTCATTTTGTCAGTCTCCTTCGCTGCGGTTTCGGGCGACCGGAATACCGTCGCCGCATACTGTTTTGCACTGGAAAGCACCGCGCTCTCCGTGTGCATGTCCGCGCCATACGGACAAATTGCCACGCCCCTGAGCGGCCATTCGCGCACGATCAAGCCCGGCCCCTCAAAGGTAAATCCGTTCACCTGTGATACAAATCCTTCAGGCACTTCCTCGATCTTGATTCCGTCTCCACCGAAATTGATGCTTGCCTCATACGGTACGCCTTGCCCGTGCTTGTAAATTATCTCTGTCGCCCGGTCGGTGTCCTTGTACGGCACAAGCGCCCCGCTGGTAACAAGGTCTCCGCTCTGAATATCAAATCGGTTCAGATATCCGACAACTTCTTTGCTGTCATGCACGTAGTCAATGGGGATACGGGATTTATGCAGGTGCATTCCGGCCAGGTCATGCACAATCCGGCCCCAGAACCAATGTTCAATCGGCTTTCCGCTTCGCGCAACGAGACGTACTGGCGCGGTCTTGGCTTTTTCGCCGTTATCGCCAAGCTCAAACTCTCCGACGATGAGCGTACAGGCGGATGCTGGGATGCGTGAAAAGTCTTTCGGTTCATGGGTCATTCCTCGTTCTCCTTCTTGCCTTCTTTGCCGGCATCATTTTCCGGAAGCTCAGGTTCATCATCAGTCGCCGCGGGCGTGGCCCCGCTTTGAACTGGAGGCGGCACACCTGCGGCCTCGGCGTACTTCCGCACCTGAGCAATTTTGTCAATGTTGGCGAACACGTCCGATCCGCGCCGACGGGCGGCGTCTATCGGGTTGTCGAGATAAATGTCGATGCCGAGTTGATCGCCCTGTAGTTGGCTGTACTTATCCAGCCAAGGGCTACCGCTGGGAATCCATTCAATTTCCTCTTGCACGTCACGCAGTTGCATACCGTTTCGCGCGGCAACGGATTTCAGCGGCCACGGAGTGGAAGCGTCATTCCAGATTTCCTCAAGCACCCAGTCGGAATATGCCTGCCTGACGTAGCGGTTTTTCGTCCGCTTGTAATCAACGCTAACCTCATACTCGTTAAGGTCGGCGATTCGAGCGGCAAATGAAGATCGGCGCGAATCGAATGAGGTTACGGGGATGTCAAGCGCAAGCATGGCGATTTGAATGAATAAATATGACGCTTCGACGAATTGAGTTGAAGGTGTGCCGCTTTCCAAGATTTTCACATCGTCACCAGAATTTAGGTCAATCAAATTAACGGCGCGGGGATTCAAGTCGAACGATGTGCCTGTAGCCGTAGATGTCGCCGATGTGGTTTCTCTTGTTGCTCCAGCCGCGCCGCCAAAATTTCCATTAGAGCCGTTTGCGTCTCGGAAAACGGCAACGCCAAAAAGCGCATGCATCTTGGCCTTAATCAAGTTGAACTCGAACGCCTCGTGAATGTCCTGCACGGTGTTAATTGCCACGGACAGCGGCGATACGCCACGAAACTGTGAAGAGAACCGCGTCCAGTAAGCGTCAAAAATAATCTCATCTCGCTCTGCCAAACGTTCATGAATCGGATTACTTCCGATTGCCGGACGCTTGCACAGCGCATATTTTTCCACCCTGCCGTATCTGTCGACGACCAGTCCGCTATCGTTGACGTTGTCGGGAGCATTCTCGCCTTTGGCTATCAAATCCGATTCAATCGCCTGCAATTTCAGGTCGTCAAGTTTTAGCAAGGCCGCGTCACCGCACAGAACTTTTTCCATCTCAAACAGACGGAACAATTCATCCCGCCCAAACCGACCCCCGAAGTCCAAATTGCCGGGCTTGCCGTGCCATCGAAAAATACGATTAACTAACGTATCGAGGTCCGTTTTGCCGGTCCGGAAACTTATGTGAAATTTGCTCACGTAATCCAGATGTTTTCTTACCATCCAGGCAACAAGCGCATGATTCCGCGCTTGGTCTTGCGCGGTCGCAAGGAGCTTCGTCCGCTTGGTTTTGGTCAGAATATCGGATTCATGACGAACACGAGTCTGAGGAGATTGTCGTCTCTGTTTGTCTTCGACTGCGTTATATCCGAAATGAAATTTCCCTAACCTCACGATGTCACCGTACTTGTCAACTGGATGTCACCTTCGGTCCCGGACGTATCACCGTATGCGGACGCGCCGAAATTAAACGCACGAACAGTCGGACGTGTGCTTCGATCTTCTTCGGCCTTGAGGATGCTTCGCGCTTCCCATAACGCGGGCAACGACGCCTTTGTGTAAGACAAACCTCCAACGGAAAAAGCCTGACTTCCGGAAATAAGCGATTCGATTGCCGATTCTACCACCGCAAGTGTCAGCGCCATATTTTTTCCCTCGATCAACCGGGCAAACAAAAAAGCGGCTCGTAAGAGATGTAGGCTCCTACAAGCCGCTTTCCGTCCGCTTTAGGCGATGTCACTGGCCGGTGACACTGCCCGGTTGTTTTCTTGCGATACCGTTTCAGGAAATCATGCAGTTGTCAATAGGCAGGACTCGCCAAATTGTAAAAAATTAACAAAAAAGCCCCCTCTGAATTACTCCGATATTGGTCTACGCCTTTTTATTCTTATCCTCCCGCCATACCACGAACGGCAATCTGCATTTGCCGCATATCATGCGTTGCCGTCCTTGCGGGTAGCGTTGCGCCTTGTGGTGTCCGTAGCGTTCCCCGCAATGCGGGCAAGGGTAGCCGGGATCATGCACAACCGGTGCCTGTATATACTGCCTCGTTGTGTTTGTTTTTTTGGACGATGTCTTAAATTTCGACATGCCGAATCCTCCATTTAGCTGCTGCTTGTGCCTGTAGCGCTCCACCCGTCCCGATTCCGCAGAACGCCGCCAGCGCGTAGCCTTGTGCTATGGCGTCATGGAAATCATGCTTGCCGGGCAAAGAATGCCAATTCCAAATTGTTTGCCCGCCGATCTCGCCCTTACCCATCAAGCGCATGTTGCATACCTGCGAGATAAGTTCGTTATTGTTGCCTGCGGGCAAGGTAATTCCGCCGGGAGCGCCAACTGCGCCTAGCCATGCGCGTTGCGCGACTTCGCCCCAATAACACGAGTTCCACGCCACCCACCGGAATCGGCTTCCACCTTTGACGGTTGCGCAGCCGTGACACTGCTCTCGGACCTGGCTCTTAATCGTGCTTTGGCCTCCGGGCCGGTAGCGTTTCCCGTCACGCCCGGTAAAGGCGATAACGGTTAGTCCGCAAGCCTTCGATATACGGTCAGAGTACGGAGTCACGGCGTCGAATTGCGCTCCGCCCGCATCGAGCGCCCATACTTCTGGACGGCACGGCGAATTGGCGAGTGCTTGACCGTGTAGCACGATCTCCGGAAACAATGCTTGCGCGTATGCCGCAGCGGAAATATCACGCACGGGAATGTTGAGTTTGTGAACGCCCCACCAAAGCACAGCGGCGGATTGATATTCGCCCATGCCCAGGACAACAGTCGATAGCGCATAGCTTGGGTTTATGTCAGTTGACGCGAACACTCGCGTAACCCAATCGGGCCGCTCCCATGTTTTGCGGGTGGTAATCTTGCGAGAGAGTATATCGGGCAAGAGCACGTACGGCGCGATATCGCCCGCTTTATCCTTCGGGTCGTTTTGATATTCGGCCCAAAATTGTTCGCCGGATTCAATCAGCAGATTTTCCGCCGTTTGAAGCGCTGACAACTCTCCGTTACGAATCCGGTGCTCCCAAGACACGCAAGCGCCTGCATCCATTTCCGAGCGATGCGCTTTGTAAAATTCGGTTGCGGCGGCGGAAGATGATTCTCGGTAAATCCGCGTATATTCGGCCCATAGAGTTTCTTGCGCGGCGGGCCATTTGTCGACCAATTTGCATGTTTCCCCGCGCCATTCGGGGTGTGTCTCATGCGAGAGGAATCGCCACGCCAAATCGCCACGCCTGATAACCGTGCATGGCATTACCACAGCAATGCGTTTCCGCAGACCGGCAAGCCCCAGGATATCACCCGTAACTATGCGCTCACGCATTGCGCATTGCGAATCACTCTCACTGGACTCTCGGCTTTGAGGATCGTCGAGCAAAACGAAATCGGGACGCAACACCGCCCCTGTTTTTGTATCTCTCCATTTGCCGCGTATGTTCCCGGTTAAGCCGTGCCCCTCGAGGATTGCGCCGTTTGACGGATAGCCTTTGCCGTCGGCGTTTACCACTTCCGGCAATACAAGCGTGGTTTTGCTCCACTGTATCCCGGATGTTTTGCCGTCGGCGCGCAACTGGTACTTCGCCTTGATCGCCTTGCCGTCTGTCTTGCGGGCATACTCGCATACATGCGGATAATGCGCATAAAGCGAATCGCTTTCCGTGATTTGCTGGCGGCAAAATTCGATTATCGCTTGGGCAAGTTCTGCGGTTGCGGCAACGACCATTACATATTTCCGTCGGCCGGTCAGGATGCAATAAAGCGTTGCCCATTTCACGATGGTGCTGTTGTGCGTCGGCAACATTGCCCTGCCGGCCAAGAAACACCCGGACTTGCTCGATACTTGAATGCAAACCGTGTCAGCCGTTCCATGCGGTTGCGCATCAATCGAATGCCGTGTCATCACTTTTGCGTCTCGGCATCGCTCCGCTTTCCGTTTCAGTCTCGCCGCATTCGCCATGTAAAATGATATTCGATACTTTTTGCCGCAATCTTTTCCGTTTGCGGACGCAGTCCCAACCCCCATCGTGGCCTTGCGCCCAAGGCTTCGCACAAGCTCAAGCGCCCCTTCAGCAAGCCGAATAGACGTTGTGCAGAATTCTATTTGACCGTCTGCGGGTGCAACATATCCGTCGGTGTCTATCAACCCTTGCAATAAGGCTAGCCGCTGCGGCGCGCTGGCGCGAAGATAACGCGAAGGAATGTGCTTGTTCTTCATTACTCCGGCATCAATGAGGCCCCTGCTCAGCCCGCTCCCTATTCCTAGATTGTTTTTACACTTTTGCGGTCTGGTTTCGTATCCTTCCGCCTCAATGTTCGCTTTCATTTCGTGCATGTCTTGGTCGCCCTGGGTGATGCGAGCGCTTGCCGAATGCCCGTCTCCAAGCCACACCCCCAAAACATACGGAGCGACGGGCAATTGTGCATCCGGCAAATCAAGCGGTCCAGACATTGGAAGGCGTGCGCGCGTCTGTCTGTGCCGCGAAATGTCTTCGGTTGAATACAACGTTTTTATTCTGTTCCGCCCTTTGTGGCTATCCAATGAGGCGGGCCATAAATGCGACGCGTCAGCGACGACGGGAGCGTTCTCCTTGTTGGCGTTGACGAGATAGACGGGACGGTTTTCCCATACCTCGCTTTTAGCCATAACTTGACAGGGTTTGCCGTGTTCATCAAAGACGGTATCCCCAACGCGCAACGCACCCATTGTAGCCCAACCCGTCGGCGTTGGGATCTCAGTGTTGAGCGCAAGAGCCTTCCCGTGTCCGCGCGGCATCGCAACTGCGAACATCCCCCCCGCGTTCAGCGCCTTCTCGATCTTGGCGATTACCCGCTTGTGATCGTCGCTGAATGGCCGGTCGAACGCCTCGCCGCCGTGGTGTTTCATCCATGCGGTGAGGGATTTTTCAAGGCGCGTTCTCTGCCCGCGCGTCTTGGCGTCCGGGTCAACGTGCTTGACGATGCGGGCCAGTTTGCGGGAAGCATCGACAAGGCGGGCGTGTTTTACCGCCTGACTAACCGCGCCTCTATCTGCGTCTGATATTCTTGCCACTAAACAAGAATCCTTTCTTGCTGTCTGTCTGGTAACGTCAATGTTTCCATACTTATCTCCTCTGCCGTCAAATAGCCCGGCTCGAAGTACGGCTGCAAATCAATCTTAACGTACAATTGTTTGCAGGCGCTTCGGATCATATCAACGGATGATTTTCCGAACTCTGACCAATCTATAGCGGACGATCGCTTGTCATGGTTCCACCTTCCGACCTTGTAGGCGTCCACATAAGGCAAGCTTGCCTCGATGATCGCCAGCGATTCCGACGGGATGATTACCGGCTCGATGCTGGCCCAAGTTTTGATGCCCGCCGCGTGAAGTTGACGCAATGCGTCTATGCGGTCGCCGGGGTCAGCCGCGCCAGGCTCCCACTGGCGGGAATGCACGGACGAGTTGAATGTAAGCGTTGCGCCAATCTTAACCCGGCCATCCTGCCATCCGTGGAACAGGTTAAGATCGTCGAGGCACCGCGTGCCGCCCTTGGTCAATACGGCTACCGAACAACCGTAAGAGCGCAACACACCCAGCGCCTCCCGCGTCTTGCGGTGTGTTCGTTCTGCCGAGCAGTACGGGTCCGACATAAACGACAATAGGATTTGTCGCCTTGCCTGTGCCGCCTCTTTCGTCAACGCCAACAGGTTGCGGGGGTTTGGCGCATCACTCCACCCCCCGCGCATGATGCCGGAACAATAGCAGTATGTGCATTGATGATCGCATCCACCGCTATACACGTTCAGGGCCAGCGGGCTGTATTCGCGGGCCTTGCCTTTTGGTTCATAAATCAGACTCATTAACATTCCTCCTTGTTGTGCCTATTGGGTTTCCGGCGCTTCCGTCCGTGTTTGCGGATGGACTGCATCGCGGCTGTCCGATCCTCCGGCGTCATGCCCGACCACCGGGAGCGAGCGCTCCTACGCTGGAGAGCCCGCATGTATTCGCTGACCTGTTTGGGGATGTCGGACATTATTCCTCCCAATCCCGAGTTCCCACCCACAGGCTGCTCCCACCCACCACCGTTGCGCTCGGAAAACGCTTCCGGTTTTCCTCTGTGTTGTCACAGTGGATGTCCACCGAGAATTTGCCGCATCCGTGGGAATTGCGCTGGAATGTGCAACCGGAAAAACGCTTTGTCCGCTTCATCCCACCGATCACCGCTCCCATTTTCTCGCTCTTCATTTTTTCATCCTCCGCAGTGAGTTGGTTAAGCTCTCACTGTCTGGAGATAATGTACCACGTAGCGGCTACGTCGTCAACAGGTATTTTCGTTTTTTCTTCGATTTATTTCCGGCCCAAAACCCCAATGAAACCGTTATATTTCAAAGCATCCATAATGTTTTCTGAACTTGCTGCGATGGTATACCTGCTTTACCCCGTTGCTTGCCAGCCAATCAAGCCAGATCATCCAGCCAACGTGACTCCATAGCGTGGGACATTTGTGCCGCATCTCTTTGGTTACGCCTGCCGTTTTCAGTAGTTTCGCAGGACACATACCCATGACCAACTGAATGAACGTGAAGAACACGATGCCGGTGTACTTGCGCCGGAATATAATTTCCATTTGATCAAATGGTATTCCGTACGCATCGAGGTCAATCACGTCGAAGCGGGAAAGGTCTATGCCTTTCAACCATTTACGGTTATCGCCCTGGACGCATCCGGGCCGCTGCTCTGCGTCTATGCCCATGCGGTGGATGTCTTTCCTTCCGGTACGCGTCGCGACTTCTTCCCATGTCTTGCCGTAACCTCCAAAAGCATCCAGCACGATGAATGCACCTTTCGGCATATGGTCAATGCGAAGCTGAACCTTTGCATCTAGCAGGCTATTGTCAGTTCCCAGCATGGCATATCTCCACGTCTTGCCCTCTGACAACGCTTTCGATCCTTGGTAGCAACTCAAGCGCTTGATCGGCTGTCATTGATATCAATACGTGACAGCGGTGAATAGGACGCAGGTCTTCTTTTGCTTCTTCGGTCTGTTCTTCTTGGTCCAGCTCGTCATCCTCCGGCATTTCAATGCCTGCGGCAATCAACTCTTCAAGAGCGAATTCGTTTCCAAGAATATCAAGATCGTCCTCGCCTGCCTGCCTGTTGTCCAACAGGATGAACCTACGTTGCTTCTCAATCGGCCACCCCATCACCCGCTGAACCCATGACGCCGGGATTTCCTTCATGCCCAATTCTCGGCACGCGCGGAAGCGCATGTTGCCGCCCAGTATCACGCCCGCCTCGTTTACGATGATCGGACGCGCTGGCATGTATTCCGGGTTGTCGCGGACAGACTGGCACAGGGTGCGGAATCGTTCGTCGCGGATAAATCTCGGATTTTTCGGCAAGCCGTGATGGCCGTCGTTTAATTTCAGGTCCGATAACGCGATAAAGCC